GTTTCACAGTTCACGTCTCCGAACGTTACTGTCGCTGGTCAACTCAATGGTACCAGCAGTGCCGCCGTCACGGTAACGATAGATAATGTCGAGGCCGACAAGGATATTATTCTGATGTATTATCTTCAGTCTGACAACCTTAACTCGTCATCTATCGCCACGAGTAACTTTGATGTTACTCCGGCCACTCCAGGTTCGACAGCACAGCATACACAATCGTCATTGGACCGTCCAGGTGCTAATTCGTCGATCTGTGGACATGCTGTCGGGAGGGTTGTGACCGGGTCGACTACGGCAACGTTTTCGGTCATCACCACCCTAACCACTGGGACTACGTTTGATGCTGGGTGGTTCTACATCTACACGCCCACCTCGTCGTGATTGCTTTGATACCAATTCTAGTAGTTTGACACACATACAGGCTCGCCGGCACCAATAGGGTGCAAACCTAGTTAAAACCTCTAGGTCCTTCGGCAGAGGTATTTGGGGGGGTAGCTTTATTTATTAATAAAGTCCCCCCAACACTACTAGAAGTGGGTGCCCGCAGGGGAAACTCTGCACTAATATAAAAATGTCGACAAGTATAGTGACGTTGTTGAGTCATTCGAGTTGGTGGCAAGTCGCCAAAAGTGACGTGTTGCTCGGGTGATGCAAGCATGCCGTTTGCTTCGTAGAAAACCATGCGAGGCTCAGCAGCATGACCTCAACGTTCATTGGACTCTAGACACCCAAAAATATCTTCCCTTAATGGTTGTCAGTACAGACTGGAATGTGGTACCCGCCCACATGCTGACGTAAAATATAATGTCGAGGGATTGTGCGGTGGAGGGTTGGTGGTACTTGTGTTCTGGGTAAGCCGCATTGCGGTTACTGTGACGACTTGGGTAGGGCGGTCAATTTCCGGTCAGTTTGAAAACCCCGGAGTTAATGTCCAAACCAAGTCTGAGTTCGGGTGGCTCCCACCCCAGACACAACTGCCTCCAACTCTCGCTGGAGCCTTTCGAGGCGGGCCTAAACCAGCTAAG